ATGTACTCAGTACAAAAGAATCATGCTAAGGAAAACAGACTACCTTGGAATGACTATAAGGCTCAAAAGTCTGCACAAGAAGCCTTTGATCGTATGTTTAATCTTAAGTGGACTCCGCCAGGACGAGGACTCTGGGCATTTGGAACACCAATGACTATGGAAAAGCGTAACTCTGCTGCTCTTCAAAACTGTGCAATGGTATCAACAAGAGATATTGATAGAAATGATCCAGGCGCACTATTTGCTTGGGTAATGGATGCATTAATGCTTGGAGTTGGAGTTGGATTCGATACAATTGGTCAAGATAAGGAGATGCCAATTTATGGCCCCACAGAGCCAGTTGTTATTTATGAAATTCCAGATACCCGCGAAGGTTGGGTAGAATCTGTAAGACTTCTTCTTAATTCAATGTTAAGACCAAATCAAAATATACAAGAGTTTAAGTATGATTTGATAAGACCACTAGGAGCACCCATTAAAGGCTTTGGAGGCGTTTCTAGCGGTCCACAACCATTGTTTGATCTACATCAAAGGATAAGAAAAGTTATTGGCTCTAGAGTCGGAGAGACCCTAGATTCAAGAGCAATAGTTGATATTGTAAACTTAATTGGAACTTGTGTTGTTTCTGGAAATGTAAGAAGATCAGCAACGCTTGCGCTTGGTTCTGCTGGAGACGATGATTTTATTAATTTAAAAAATTCTGAAGTGTTTCCAGAAAGAAATTCATTTGATTCAGAAAATCCAGGTTGGGCATGGATGAGCAATAACTCTATTGCAGCAACTGTTGGAACAAAGTATGAAGATTATGTTGATTTAATATCTAATAATGGAGAGCCAGGATTTATTTGGTTAGATGTTGCAAGAAACTATGGTCGTCTTGCAGATCCTGCAGATGGAAAAGATTATCGTGTAATGGGCTTTAATCCATGTGCAGAACAACCATTAGAGTCGTATGAACTTTGCACACTTGTTGAGGTTCATTTAAATCGTCATACAGATAAAGAAGACTTTTTGCGTACTTTAAAGTTTGCATATCTTTATGGAAAGACAGTAACTCTTGTTCCAACACACTGGCAGATTACAAATGGAATTATGCAACGCAATCGTAGAATTGGAACATCATTGACTGGTATTGCATCTTTTGCAGATACTCATGGACTTCCAGCAACTCGTGACTGGATGGATGAAGGATATCAAACAATTCGCAAATATGATAAGCAATATTCAGAATGGCTTTGTGTTCGTGAATCAATTCGTGTAACAACAGTTAAACCATCTGGATCTGTATCGTTACTTTCTGGTGCATCACCAGGAGTTCACTGGCCAGTTGGAGGAGAGTACTTCCTTCGTGCAATTAGATTTAGTGACCAAGATCCAATGATGCATTTATTTAAGGCAGCAGGGTATAAAACTGAGCCAGACTTAGTTTCAGCCAACACAATGGTTGTTTATTTTCCAGTACATTCTGGACATCCAAGATCAGAAAAAGATGTAACATTATTTGAAAAAATTGGTCTGGCTGCAACAACACAAAAGTACTGGTCTGATAATGGTGTTTCTGTAACGTTGTCATTTGATAAAGATTCAGAAACAAAGCATATTGCTCCAGCACTTCATATGTATGAGGGTCAACTAAAGGCTGTTTCATTCTTGCCAATGGGCAATACTGTGTATCCTCAACAGCCATATCAACAAATTACACAAGAAGAATATGATAACTATGTTGGACAAATTGCAAAAATTGATTGGTCTGCAATTTATGATGGTATAGAGAATCTAGATTCTGTCGGTGAAATGTATTGCACAACAGACTATTGTGAAATTAAAACTGGTTCCTGATATAATAGGGATAGGTGAAAAATGACTATCCCTTCTAATTTATATGCTGAAAAAATATATGGAGAGCATCCTTTAGCAACCTGGCATTTTGATGACGAGGCTTACTATATTTCTTTTTTAACAAGCAACCGCAGAAACTTTCTTGGAGCACACGATTGGACGGCATCTGCAAATACTATAGTCTACGATCCAGAAACAGATGGAGATATTGATTTAATTTCACCACTGCCGTTTGATTTTGATATTGCTGGACTTAGTTATTGTAGGTTAGCAGATGCTACTAATAGTGAAACGATAACATCTAGTAATTTAGTTAAATTTTCACACTTGAATCAAGAAATAGGAACATTTGCGGTAGGTTGTTGGGTATATACAACAAGCGAATATTTAACATCTATATCAATAGGATATACGTATGATGCAGGAACTCCAGTTTACAATGACTTTGTTACATCAGTTAAAGATAAATGGTTTTTTATTTCTGGAACATTTGATATTCCAGCAGGCGTTGACAATGATGATTATATAAAAATTATAGTTAAAATTAATGCAGAAAATACAAGCATTGATGAAATGGACTATGAATTTTATTTTCAGGGGTTTACTCTTGGACAACTATGTGAAGAATATCATGCAGAGTCTTTGGGTAAAGAAGTAATAAATGCAATAGAAACTCCAGCGTCATCTGGAATATATTTGTACAATGGAGACAATATTAATTTAACACTTGACGGAGTTGTTGTTGCAGATGCATATGGATTGTCAGGTAATAATGGATATTATGTAGTTGAAAGTAATGCACTTGTTGCAAAAGATGGAGCAATTCCACTTGCTTACGGCTCAGGAAATTCAATTAAATTAATTCCTCATGAAGAAGTTATTACAACAAGAGAATGGTCTGCAGTTAATGATGAAGATTGGCAGTATTGGGAAGATAATGGAACTTGGAATAATGTATTAAATTTAACTGAAGAAGAGCAAATTACTAATGCAAAGCCTTCAATTATTTTTCCTGGATATGGATTTTTAAATGAAATAGGAAGAAATCAAGAATATACGGTAGAGTTTTGGGTTAATATTGATTCAAACGCAAAATCACCAAGAAGAATTTTTGGACCAATTAGATCTACAGATGGTTTATTTGTTGATAATGGGTTTTTAACATTAAAAATAGGAACTAGTTTTATTTCTCACTATATTGGTGAATGGTTTAGGCCAATGCTTATACATATTAAATTAATTAAAGATAATGCTTTCTTATTAGTTAATGGTGAGCAGGTTGGTCAATTATCATTTATAACAAGTGAATTATCTTTACCACCAGAGTTCTCTGAAGATGAAAGAGGTAATGATTGGTTAGCATTTTATGCTTATAAAGATAATGTTGTCGACCCAATTATATTAGGATCATTTGCTATATTTTCCTATGGACTTTCAACACAAGTAGCCAAAATTCATTATGTTTATGGTCAAGGGGTTCCATTAAATTCAGAAATTATTGACAGTTATTATGGTGGAACACCAGTAGAAATAGATTATTCTTTTTCTAAATATAATAATAATAAAACATATCCTTTAAATTTATCATGGGATCAAGCAGACTTAGACAACCTTGTTGTGTCAGGAACAACATTAACAACTCCACAGTATTCCTTACCAACATTTAATTTAGGAACAAAAACATTTTCAGAACTACAAACTGACTGTGCAGCAATACAAGATGACGGAGAGTTATTCTTTTCTTTAAATCCAAACTCATCTTGGAATACAACACAATCTTCTATATATTTTAATAATTTTGCTTTTATTCCATCAACAATAAATTCAATTTATGGAATTTTTGAGTTTACCGATTCAACCGAACAGACATTAATTCATTTATTTAAAGATGCAAACAATTATTTTAAAGTTAGAAGACAAAATGGTAATGCAAATATAAACTATGTTTTTTGCTACAACGGTACAGAAACAACGGTTGCTTCTTATACAATACCAGCAGCAGAGTTAGTTGCTGGAATTAATATTGACTTATTATTACAAAATACAACAATTATTGGTTTATCAGATTTCTTTTCAAGCAGATCATTATTAAAAATGTATGTAGGAAATGATCCATCTAATAAAAAGTTTACTGGGAAAATATACACATTTGGTATAGCAACAACAAAAAATTCTTTAGAAATATCTCATCATTTTAATTCAAATGGACTTGCATCAATAAATATGTATTCATCTCTTTTGCCACATACCGCAAGTTATACACTACTACCATTTAATGAGTATGGGTCTTATTACCTAGACATTTCAGTTGCTGGATATTGGAGAGATTATTTGCCATTAGATGCCTTGACATCACAAATTTTTGATTTAAATAATAATCCAGTTAATGATTTAGACTTTATTCAATTTAATATAGACTATCCATCACCTTCAGATATAGCCTCAACTGGACAAAGTTATTGGGTTAATTCATCTTTATTAAATGAATACCAAACATCAGATAGTGATATTAGATCTTATGTTGCTTTTGACTATACAACAAATGGAGTTGCTAAGCCAGATTTAGAATATACTGATGTTTCTGCAAAACATTCTAGAATCATTGATTTAAATACAACTACATGGACAAATAAAAGATTTGAAGTTGTTGATGGATATTTAATTTATCCAGATAAAAATGTAAGTTTTAATTTGATATCTATGATATATTTTATTAATTTTAAAATTAAAAGCGTACTTAAAAAACAAGCCTTTGTAAGAAAATTAGAGTTTGCTGCAAGATCATTAAAGTATAATCAAAATACTGTTATTGGAACAAAATATGGAACAGATATCACACCATTTAAAAAGGTTGGATTCTATAATGATTACAAAGGAAAAAATCCAATTATTATTGATAAAGAAACTCTTCCATATCTTTACTTGACTAGAAAAAGCGGAATAGAATTAAGAAATGGAACTAATGATGCAGAAAGAGGTATATCAATTCCAGTTTCATCTACAAACATTTTATCTTTTTCTGCAAGCGCAATACAAATGTTTACTAGATGTGATTTATACGCATTTCCAGAAACGCCAGTTAAAATTTTTGAAATAGATTATGCCAACGACATTTTAGATTTTTATGTTAAAGCACACTCATCAGATGGACAAAGAGGTGTTATTTTTGCAAAATTAAGATCAACATCGTCAGAGTTTGTAGGTCTTTCTTATTATTTAAACGGCAAGGCAGTGCGACAACCAGTAATCAATATCCAAGAATGGTATGTTTTGGGAATGTCCTTTAACTCAGCGCTAAGTTTTAATCAATATAATGGAAAAATAAATCTAAAATATTTAATGATGTTTAATAATATTTCTATTTATCAAGGAACTAATACACAGATTGCTCAAAGATTTACATTCAATACTTGGCAAGAAATAGAAGATGGATATAATTGGGAAGATCTAGATTCTGGAACCTGGAACAATGTTTTAATTAAATTTTCAGATGTTTTGTTTGTTGTTAACCCTAAAGAAGTCTATAAATCTTATATTGGAACAAATAAAGTTATTGTTGATGATGAAAGTGCTGAATTTAATCTTAAAACAGATAGTTTAAGAGCATACCTAGATGCATCTTGGCAGAATTATATTATAACTCCAGCATAATATGGTATACTTGTGGTTATGAATCAGCCTAAAAAAGAAAAAGTCGGCAAGTCTAAGATGAAGTTAATCGAAAAAGGCTACGACTGGGGTATGTATATATGGATAAAACCAAACGGAAAAGCATTTGGTGATGGTCACGGAAATCTTTTAAACATCCCATCTCGTAAAGGCGATCTTCAAAAAATGGCTGAATTAAAAAGAGCAGCAGAATATTATGGATGTGAAGGTGGTCATGCTCAGTTTCATCCAGGCATTAAAAGAGTTAGTGAAATGGAATATACAGAGCAATTGTCTAGAATGCGTGAAGGCTTAATTCCAAACATGAATGATCTTGGTGCTGTTTATGATGCACAACAAACATTAAAGGTACATGGAGAAGAATAATGGAAGACTATATTGTAGGAGCATCAATTAGCGATGCAGTAGAAAAAACAGATGAGTTTAAAAAAAATGACCCATTGAAGAAATCTTGGGATGAGTTAAAAGGATTAGCAAATTTAGATCAAAATTTTAAACGCCGTACTGTAAGAAATTTAAACAAAGTTGATACAACTCAAAACTATTTAAATAGCGCAAACTCTAGTCCTACAGGTATTGATAATGCTAAATCAAAAGCAATTAATCCAGGCGCTGTTATTAGAAATGGTTATGGACTATTTGATGTAATTACACCACCATACAATCTTTATGAATTAGCAAACTATTATGATACATCTTTTGCAAACCACGCTGCTATTGATGCAAAGGTAGAGAATGTTGTTGGCCTTGGTTATGACTTCGTAGTTGGATCACGAACAATGCTTAAACTTGAAAATGTTGAAGATGAAATGGCATTAGGACGTGCTAGAAAACGTATTGAACGTGCAAAAATTGAAATGCGTGATTGGTTAGAAAGTCTAAATGATGACGATAGTTTTACAAAAACAATGGAAAAAATTTATGTAGACATGCAGGCAACTGGTAATGGTTATATGGAAATTGGTAGAACTGTTGCTGGAGAAATTGGATATGTTGGACACATTCCATCAACTACAATGCGTGTTCGTAGACTAAGAGATGGATATGTTCAGATTATTGGACCATCAGTTATTTACTTTAGAAATTTTGGAGCAAAGAATCAAAATCCAATTACAACTGATACAAGACCAAATGAGATTATTCATTTTAAACAGTATTCACCACTAAATACATACTATGGAATTCCAGATATTATTGCAGCGCTTCCATCTTTAATTGGAGATCAACTTGCTGGTCAATATAACATTGATTACTTTGAAAATAAAGCAGTTCCAAGATATATTATTACACTCAAGGGTGCAAAACTAAGTGCTGATGCAGAAGATAAAATGTTTAGATTCTTACAAACAGGCTTAAAGTCACAGTCTCATAGAACTTTGTTTATTCCACTCCCAGGAGACTCTGATACAAATAAAGTTGAGTTTAAGATGGAGCCAATTGAAAATGGTATTCAAGAGGCATCGTTTAATGAGTATAGAGTGAGAAACCGCGATGATATTTTGGTTGCACATCAAGTTCCAATCTCAAAACTTGGTGGATCTGATAGCGGATCAATT